GGCGGGCGGCAGCGGTGGCTTGGGAGGCGTGGTTTCCGTTGCCTGATTTGTCCAGAATTAACCCGACCGGCTGCCCACCCGCAGTAACCGGCGTGGTTCCGGCGGAATCTTGGAACATCGTGGAGAGGTCGCTTGGGTCGTACCAGGCGCCCTCCTCGCCGTTGGCGAACAGGTCGGCAGGGGACCAGGGAGCAGCACCGCCTGCGACATAGACCTCCCCTGTCGGCTTGAGGGCGAAGCCAGACAGCCGGGGATCGGAGGCGGACGGCGGGCCAGCCGTGACGTAAAGCTGACCCGTCGGGGAGCGCAGTCCAGCCAGCATCAGGTGTCAGCCGTGAGAACAGCCCAAAAGAAATCACCGGCCACGACGCCGCCACGGACGTAGCAGCTATAGGCTCCTGCGCCGGCTGTTGCCGCCCCTGCTGCAACCGTACAGGTTGCGTCCTGAGCGATGGTGCCAGCCGCACGTACCCATTGAGAAGTGCCACCGGCAACGTCATTGTCATTGTCGGGAACGATCCAGTCAGGTTGTGGCGGAATGGTGGGGCCAGTCACGATGCTGCCCTGACCGAGGGTGTTGCTCCCCTGTTTGCTCCAACTGTTGAGTCCGAGATAGTTGGTGTTGGCCGCGACCTTGGTCTCCAGCGGAGCCTCGACATAGCCGCCGATGGGGCCTTGAATAACTGCTGCGGACCACGGGGTGCCATTGGAAGCCGGACGACCGGCTGCGTTGGCGATGTTTGCTCCTGCTACTCCGGGCATCATGATCTCCTTGGAGGTTTGGGAATTGGTTTCGGCTTGCAAGCCATGTCAGTTTCCTTGAAAGGTGGGGGTGGCGGTTGGAACCTCATCCAAGGCCCGCTCATCCGCGATTCACCCCCAAACCGTTTAGTCGCCGCAGCGGCCCTGGAACTGGAGACCGGAAGCCGTCAGGTTGCCGGCCCACGCCAGAATCTGCACTTCGGCATCCTGGTTCACCGAGTAACGCTTGCCCGGAGACAGCGGCACCATGTCACGCTGGCTGTGCGGCCTGTAGAACAGGTACTTGGTGTTCAGGAAGAAGCCGGTGCTGGCCGGGCAGAAGCCGCCGATACCGCCGTCGAGCACCACGTCTGCGTCCATGAACTTCTGCGTGACGAAGCCGAGGTTGGCCGAGTCGCTGGAAGTGAAACGCTGGATCAGTTGCAGCGAGGCGGTGTAGAAGCCCCACAGCACGGAGTCGACGATGATGAGGTCGGGACGGTCATTGCCACGGACCAACTGTGCCCACAGCTTGTTGAAGTAGGTCTGGATGTTGCTGGCCGAAACAGCAGCGCCGCCATCGGTCGTGAAGTCGAACATCTTGGAGCGCCAGAAGTTCCACGTGGCGCGGTCGATGCCGCCCGGCGAGCCGGTTGCCGGATTGACCGGGACCTGGAGGTTCAAGCCGGTGATTTCCTTGCCGCCATAGCCGGTGCCATCGGAGTACAGGCCGCTGGAGATGAGGTTCGCCATGGTGCTCTCGGCAACGGCGATACGGCCTTCCAGCAGGTCGATGATCTGTTCCTTGCCGGCGTTCTGCAACTGTTCGAGGCCGGAGATGGTGACGGGGCACGCGGCCTGCTTGATGTCGTACTGCGCTGCGGAGATCACGTCCTGCGCGGCGACCGGCAGGGTCTCGTAACCGCTGTAGTAGCCGGCGTTGGCGTTCTCGGCGAACGACAGTTCTTGCAGGATGACGTTACCGCCGCTGAACTTCTTGACGTTGCCGCGCTGCTTGAGACGGGACAACAGAGCGTTGTTCTTGGTCACGTTGTCGGCGATGATGCCGGAACGGTTCTGGATCGTGGTAGCGATGATGTCGCTGATGGAGGGGTTGGCGAATGCCATTTGAGTGCTCCTATTGAGGTTGAGGGACTGTGCTCACGGGACTGCCGATGGGCTGAACAGCTTCGGCTGGCGTCGTGCGCTGGACGCCTGCAACTTCATGCGGAGTTCTGAACTGCTTGGGGATGGGGTTGGCATCTTCGGTGACAGAGCCGGGTCCAGTGATTTCCTTGACGAGGATGCTTCTGAGCCTGCTCATAACCGTGCTCCCATGCCTCCCAAGAGGCTCTCAATGGTCCCGCGCAAATCTGATGGATTGGGGACGCCGCTTCCGGGCGTCGATGGTGCTCCGCTCACTGATAGCGAAGCTCCTTTGGCGCGTTGCGCCTGCTGGTGGGCTTGCAGGGCTGCCTGGGTGGCAGCCTGTGAGGATTCACGCACCGACGATGCCTGATAAGTACCGTCGTTCATCCTGACAGCACGATGGTATGCGTCTTCAAGAGAAAGTGCAACACCCTTTTTGGCAGCAATGTCGATCAGGTCGGCCATGTCATCACGCACTTCCTCGAAGTACGGAAACTGTTCCGGGTTGGCAGCCATCGACTCGATGGTATGGTCGATCTCCTGCTCAACCTGCGCCCGCTGTTGCGCCTCGCGCTGTTGCTGCGACTGGATGAACTGTTGGACCGGGGCGAGCTTCTGTTCGAGCAACTGTTCCAGCGCCGACTGTTGGGCGACCTCCGGGGTCGGACCGCCCTGGCCGGACAGCACACGGTCAAGGCTCACCACGTCGATGTTGAAATGCTTGATCATGTTGGCGACCATCTGCACCTTGGTCGCCGGATCGCCGTTGAGCATGATCCGCTCGACGTTCAGCATGTTGTTGATCGCCTGGATCGGGTTGCCACCGTAGATCGTGTTGATGCGCTCCATGTGCGGGGCGAGCACTTCGCGGATGGAGTTGAGCCGGTTGCGGTCTTCGGCTGTTTCCTGGAGTACCTTGGTGGTCTCGCGCTCGCGGCGCAGCACTTCCTGGCGGACGTTGAGCGGCAACTGTGCCCATACCTGCTTCGCCTCACCCTTCCACGACTGCGGGGCGCGATCCACGCGCAACTCGCGCTTCGGCTGTTCCGGCTGTTCCGGCTGTTCGCCAGTGACCTCGGTGATCGGCTTGGGTTTGTCAGGGTCCGCCACCGGCTCGGCACTGGTGGGAGTGGCAGCGCCAGCCGTGTCCTGCGGGGAGGCCGCCTCCTGAGAAGGAGTGGGGGCAGGGGCGGGGGCCGCAGGAGCGGCAGCCGGGGCGGATTCGGTAGCGACTGGTTCGGGAGTGTGCTCCTCGACAGCCGCTTCAAGCGTTGATCTGAGATCGTTGTCCATTAGATTTTCCTTATCTGTAGAGTTGTCTGCGAACTTCTTCGCGGATGGCCGCGCGGTCAGGCTCGTAGCGCGGCGGGGTAGTCGGAAGCCCTTTCAGTTCCGCTGTTGGGACGACATCATGCTTGCGACAGTGCTCGCGCATTCCAGCCCGACCCGAAACCACAGTGCCGTCGATAGGCGACACGAAATCAGGAAGGTCCCCCATGACTGTTGGGCCTCTGCGCGGTTCCTCCGGGATGACATCGACACCCCGTTCGTAGAGGCGGCCATTGATCTGGACCCAACTACGCCTTGCCATGAGCCTTGACCTTCTTGACGGGGGCGGTCGGCTTGGCTTCCTGCTCGAACTGTTGTTCCTGCTCGATGGTCATGCCGAAGTCCTTGGGCAGCGGCATCTCGACGTGCTCATCGACGGGCACGCCTTCCAGCGTGATGATACCAGTCTCCGGATCCAGCATCATGCGGCCACCCCTGAGATCGGCAGTTCTGTAGCGGTACGAAACGTCAATCATTTGCGGCTTCCTCCTTGGTCGTTTTGGTCATTTCCAGCATGGCCTTGGCGCTGTCGGCAGCCACCTGCGCGTCGAACTTCTCGCGCTGCTGCGCCAACTGTTGCTGGTTCTTCACGGCGTCGTGCTGGAGCGACATCTGGTGCTCCTGCTGCTTGAATGCGAGTTCCTGCTGCTTCACCTGCATGTCAAGCTGTGCCTTCTGTTGGGCAAGCTGCATGTCCTGCTGCTTGGCCTGCGCGTCCAACTGTGCCTTCTGTTGGGCAAGCTGCATCTCCATCTTCGCCTTCTCGACGTTGGGATCGGGCGGGGGAGGCGGCGGGTTCTGAATCTTCTGCATGATGGTGTCGAGGTTCTGGTCGATCACCCCTTCGAGTTCCTGCGCCCCCTTGAAGCCCGACACGACGAACTTGAGCGTGTTGAACAGGATCGGCGCGGTGTCCGGGAATGCCTTCATGGTCGTGGCCGCCGACTGGAGGAACGTGGCGACTGCGTTGGTGAACTCGACCTTGTCCTTCTTGGCCGACTCGGTGTCCTCGATGGCGAGGCTGTCGGCCTGCACATTGACCCGCCACTCGAACCGCTCATGGTCTCCCTTGAGCAGCGCAACAGCCTCATGGACCAGCGGCGCGTTCTGACTGTCAAGGTAGTACTTGAAGTTGGACAGTTCGAGAATCTGCTCGGGGACGAAGTGCCGGCAGATGATCTCGCCCTTGATGCGGAGGATGTCCTGCGCGAACCGGCTGACCTCATCCTGGAGCTTCTGGATGCGGACGTTGGCGAACTTGGCCTTCAACTGTTGCGCACCAAGCGTCTCGCTCGCCTTGGTGTTGCCACGCACGATGTCGGAGATGCCTGTCAGTTCGTAAATCTGCGCCTTGATGTCCTCACGGGCCTGCCGCAGCCGCTCCAGCGCGGCGATGACGGCCTCCAGCGGCAGCCAGTCGACGGCACCCTTGACGCCGCCCTTCTCCGCGAACATGGCCCAATTGTCGACCGGCACCATCGTATTTTCGCTGCCCTGCTGGAGCATACGCTGGAGGCCCGTGGCATGGGCGTCATAGACGCCGACCACCTTGCACGCCTGCACCAGCAGGCTGATCCGGTTGTTGACCAGATCAAGCTCGTTGTACTGGTCCTGCGTCATCACGAAGTCGTTGGTTGGGACACAGTTGGAGGTTGTCATCAGGGCGAACAGCGGCTTGGGACACGGCTCGAAGTCCTCCAGTTGCAGCGGGTCATCCACTTCGTCCAGCAAGCCGGGGTGCGCCTTGGACAGCCAGAGCACCTTGCGGGTCTGCCGGTCCCAGATCTCGTAGATGATGGCCTTCTGGAGCACGTCGTTCTTGGGATCGTTGGAGTGGTCACTGCCGATCCGCGGGTTGTAGTCCAGCGGTATCGCCTTGCCCTTCTCCTCCCCGAACCGCTTGATGAGGCTATCCTGGTCCATGTAGGCACGCCGGGCGACCCAACGGCGCTCGCGCCATGTCCGGCACGGCGACCATAGCAGGTCTTCCCAATAGATGTGCTCGATCTCGACTTCTTGCCGCTTGACTGTCTCGTAGGTCGCCGCCTCCTGCGTGATCTCGCCGGTCAGCGGGTCCATGACCTCATCCAGCGTGTTCTCTTCGGTCTCGGTCTCCAGCCGCAGCCACGCACAGCCGAGGCCGGGCACGAGGCGATCCTGGACGGACTCGCGCATGACTTGCCCGAAGTCGCACTCCGGCTCGTCGATGTCCTGCATGATGGTGTTCTGGAGCATGAGCGCGGCGACGCGGGCCGGGTCGTCCATCGCCTGCCCGAAGCGGCGGGTAACAGTCACCTTGGGGATGTTGGAGTACAGCACGGACTCCATGATGCCGACGTTGGCCGAGAAGATGTTGAACTTGCGGTCGGCTTGGTCGGCAGCGTCGCGCTCGTCGCGGAACCGCCTGTCGGTGTTGCGTCCCTGACGATGGAACTTGTCCAGTTCCTTTTCCGCCATCGTGATCTCCGCTTTCCACCTGTCGTATCTCGATGCAGGCGTCTCCTCCGTGCGGGAGATGGACTTGATGCGTTCGGCGGTGTGGTAGCTCTCAGCCATTGCGGTTCCTCAACTTGCGGGCGGTCATGGCCGACTTGAGCAACTGTGTGCCCTTGTCCGCCTTGTTGAACTCCTTGGCGACCTTGACGGGGATGTCAATGCCGGACGATGCCGGAGGGCGCCATCCGTGCGCGACGGCAGCCATCGTGCGGGCCTGGGCGGGTGATCTGGAGGGCATGGCTATATCCTGTTGGTGACTGTTGATGGGAGGTCTTCGTACAACTCCTCAAGGCACATATTCTGCACCGTTTTGAGAGGAATGGAAGACGGAGCGGATGGAACGGGCGACGATGACGCCATGGACGACAGCCGGCGGCCGAACAGCCCGAGCGCATCGACCCCATCATCGACACCCTGACCGAGTGCGTTGGGGAAGCTCAGAAGCTCGCGGACGAGCCAGCCGGTGAAGGGCGCGTCTGCCGGCAGCCAGATACGCCGACGCTTGAACTGGCCGCGCAGTGCCGCCGCGCGGGTCTCCTTGTCCTGCCCGCGCATCGGCATGGGCCGCCACGGGACGGGCACGCGGGCCGCGCGGGCACGGGTAGCCACGTCGTTGACGAACACCTTGCTGGCGTTGTCGTCGTCGATCAGCCACTCATACGGGCGGTAGGTCTCCGAGAGGGCGACGATACGCTCCGCGCTGGCGTTGGTATCGACACGGGCACGCTCTGCATGGATCACGTCCCACTCGTCCCCGTTGGGGCCGGAACTGGACGCGATGACCGCATGCACCGTGTAGTCGCCCGTGTTGACCGACAGCGCGAGGTCGGTCGCCCCATAGGTGACAGTGGCCGGCGTGAGCGGAGGCGTCGGGCGGAACTGGATGTCGTCCGGGGACACCCAACTGCCCTCGTCCGATGGCGGCTCCTGCTGGTACAGCGTGCGCCACTTGAAGTCGTCCCGCTGCGCATCCTCGACCTGCTCGGCCGTGAACCACTCCGGCCATAGCCGCTCACCCGGTGCGCGGCCAAGCGGGTCAGGTGTGGTGGGGCAGTCAAGGGCCACCATCGGCAGCTTGAGCACGCGCTGCCGGCGTGTCGGCGCGAGTCTGTTACGCTCGATCAGATAACCGGCGAGGTCGTTGGGGGACAACCGCTGACAGATGAGCACCAGCTTGGCGCGCGGCTTGGCACGGGTGATCAGGTCGGTCTCGAACCAGCCATGCACCTTCTTCAACTGCGTGATCGACTGTGCCTGCTCGAAGCCCGAGATGGGATCGTCGATCACGATCAGGTCAGCCCGGAAGCCAAGGATGGACGCGCCGACCCCCGCCGCCAGAAACTCACCCCCGGCAGCCGTCGCCCATCGTCCGACCGCCGTGCTGTCGCGCGATAGCTGGCAGCCTGGATCGGGGAACACAAGCTGATGGCGAGCGGACGCGATGGTGTTACGCACCTTGCGCGACCACTTCTCCGACAGGTCGCCCGTGTGCGTCGCCAGTATGACCGAGCGGGCAGGCCACCGCCCCATGAAGTGACTGGCAAGCGCGTGGGACGTGTAGGTGCTCTTGGCCGACCCTGGCGGCGTGCACACGATCAACTCGTCGTAGCGGTCGTCCATGAGGTCGTCAAGGTGCTCGCAGATGACCCTGTGGTGCAGGGCCGGCACCTGGTCATCGTCGAGCACGGCGAGCGCGGCATAGTCGGCAAGGTGACTGGCCGCCCGCCCGCGAGCATGCAACGACTCGATGGCGGCATGGTCCTGGGGAGACAGCCGGGACGGCAACAGCCAAAGGGGGACGCCCCGGATGTTGGCGAACGGCTGCTCGTAGTCGATGGGCAGGACGAGTGAGGGGGACGAACCAGCCAACTGACTACCGCTCATGCTCGCCCCCACCGAACAGTCCCGACAGGAGGTCGTCCGCCTCACCGCCGGCAGCCTCACCGGCAAACTCCTCGCTGGCGATTGCCCCATCCAGCCCGAGCGACTCAAGCACACGACGCTGCAACTCCGCGCTGGAGGTACTGGACACATCGAACCGGGTAGTCGAATGGGACTCGACTGTTTTCACGTCACCGTACCGCTTGCGGTTCCACACCTGCAACAGCCATTTCCGCGTGTTGATGCGAAGCTGGCTGCGGGTCACATCATCCGGGGATGCCGAGCCATCCGCCAGCGTGCCGTCCGCTATGCGGATGAGTTCATCCTCCACGGCTTCCGCGCCGACTGCCTTTGCGGCGAGGTAGGCATTGCGCCTGTTCCGATCACGATAAATCCATGTCCTGAACCGGGCGGGTGACAGTTGCGTGTGGTAGGAGCGACAGAATTCATCCAACGAACGGCCTTCGGCCAGCGTTTCGAGAACCGACTCGAACGCTATCCCGAACGACTGCAACTCCAGTTCCCTCATCTCCGGCGTGAGGTCCCCCGACCTCTTGGGAAACGTCAAGGTCGAGCCTGTTGGTGCGCCTGTTGGTGGGTTGGAATGAGAACTGTTCTCTGACATGGAGAAATCATAACACAACTGTTAAACAAACGCGAGGAGGGGGCGGACGTTAAAGCGTCGTGAGTGGTTGGGAGTGTCAGAGTAACTGCAACAAAAATGTGCTTGAGTGCTGATCTGCAACAAAAAATGTTCAGGGTTGAAAAAATGGTAGCGGCGCGGCTGTCTGGCAGGGCCATTGCGAGGCTTGGCCATCGGGACAATGGCGGGGGTACTCTTCATTTCCACGACGATAGAAATGACACGTGAGAAACAGTTGGACACAGGAACAGTTAAACAGTTGTTAAACAATTGAACTGTTGCCTGCCTGCCATGCCGACTGCATATCCTGGCCGACTGTTGCCTGCCTGCCATGCCGACCGCATATCCTGGCCGACTGTTGCCTGCCTGCCATGCCGACCGCATATCCTGGCCGACTGTTGAACTGTTCAACTGTTGCGCACAAAAACTGTTGTGGGCCTGCACACAAACTGTTGTGAGCCTGCACACAAACTGTTGTGAGCCTGCACACAAACTGTTGCGAGCCTGCACACAAAATGTTGTGGTCTGCACACAAACTGTTGTGCAGCAATTTCTGTTGTGAAAGTTGCTGGAATCCTTCCCGCAGGGAGACATATCCCAAGCTTATATATAAAAAGTGTTGCAAACTTTTACCCGATTACATAGAAACGATTCCAAGGAATCTAGCGGATTTTGTGACAGAAACTGTTGCACAACAAAAACTGTTGCAAAGCGTGCACAAATCCTGTAGCATCCTCGATGCAACACAACACAAACCGAAACACACTTAGAAAGGACACACTCAATGGCTTTCCTGCTCTTCGCTCTCGTTGCATGCGCTCTTGGCTCAATCTTGGGAGCAACACTCGTTTCACTTCTCTGCGACATCCTCGGCTTCTAATCTCACCATCACTCGAAAGGACACACTCATGAAATCCCCTAACCCTAACGATATCGTTCGCACCGCTACTGAACTGTCAGCTAACCACAACAAACTCGAACTTGTCGCCATAGCTCGCGGCATGGGCTGGCGTGGTGATCACGCTCGCGTTCCCATGCTTCAAATCGCCCTGTTCGTCGCTACCAAGCTGCAAGCCGGTGACAGCGAACCAACTCGGTCAACTGGCCAGCAGTCGGGCCAGCAGGACGACAGCACGGCCAGCCAGCAGGACGACAGCACGGCCAGCCAGCAGGACGACAGCACGGCCAGCCAGCAGGATGACAGCCAGTCCAGCCAGCAGGATGACAGCCAGTCCAGCCAGCAGGACG